CTAGGTATTGCTCGTGCCCCAATCGTCTCCGGCGGAACCGTTCGCGTTGCGTTCGCGCAGCGAGCGGACCCGCTCGGCGACCAGGTCGGGCACGCGGTCCCCGACCTTCTCGCTGACCACGTGGTACGCCTTGCCGGCGTAGACGCGCCCCTGCTGGGCGGCCGACTCGGCGGTGTTGCGCACCGCGGGGTTCTGCGCGACCTGCCGCGCGGACTTCTTCAACTGTTCGTAGCGTTCACGTCCGGCCCGTGTGCCGAGCACGTAGCCCAGAGCCAGTCCGGCAAAGAACGTGAGCCGATAGCGCATGGCGGCCACCCTTCCCTTACGTCTGCGTCGGTCCCTTGCGTTGCCCTGCGCGGGCGACGGGCGCGGGGGATACCGATTGGCGTAGCACCCCCCTGCTTGCGCTAATGTATGTGTCGCAGCGAGCGCACGCCCCCTGGCGAATACCCAGGGAGGTACGATCGATGCAACGAGGCAATCCTCCGTAGCTCAACTGGCAGAGCAGCCGGCTGTTAACCGGCAGGTCACTGGTTCGAATCCAGTCGGGGGAGCTTCGATCTTCCGTAGCTCAATTGGCAGAGCAGCCGGCTGTTAACCGGCAGGTTACTGGTTCGAGTCCAGTCGGGAGAGCAACCGAAGAAGGACCCCGTCGGGGTCCTTTTTCATGTCCGGGGGAACCGCATGTGCCGCGCCGAAGTCCTCAAGGTCAAGAAGCGCATGCGAAGGCCGACCATCCGAAGCAGGAGATCGTATGAGCGGCTATGCTGCGGCAGACGGCGCGCACAAATGTGCGCGACACGCCGTACGGGGCGGTAGCTCAGCCGGTTAGAGCAGCGGACTCATAATCCGTCGGCCGTGGGTTCGAGTCCCACCCGCCCCACTCTTCGCTACGCGAGGAGAAACCTTCTGACCAGCACTTTTGTTGGTCGAGGCTAGTGCGTGAGGGTCCTGGCGACCCTGTGGTGATCATGGTTTCATGATCGGCAGGACAAATTCGGGACGCAGGTCACGCGGCGCGTGAACGAGCCCTCTTCCGCCTGCTGTTGCCGCCGAGAGGCGAGGGGCGTGACGAGTCCCAGCCAGCGATGCTGGGAGTCTCGGCTCGGGCGATCGTGAAGCGGAGGAGGGCGAACTCCTGGCGCTGATCTCCCTGGTAGCGGTCGTTGAAGTTCTCGATCCGGACCAGCTCCAGGTCGTTCGTGGTGCAGTGATCGCGCATCCACTTCACGGCGGCATTGGCGGCGTCGTCCTGGCCCCAGCCGGCGAGCGTGACCAGGCCGAGAAGATCGGAGTCGGGTCGAGTCCGGGCTCCTACGGACCAGTCGTCCCCCGACTCGCGAGCGCCGTGGGCGAAGAAGACGGCGAGGTTGCCCTGCCAGGCCGTCTCGGGGATCTCCAACGGCGTGTGCACTTTGAAGGGGACTTCGCGGGGGACGACGGCGATGACCGACTCGGCCTCGGCTCGCATCATCTCGGGCAGCACACTGGTGTAGGTGTCGGAGGTGATCTGGCGCGAGGAGTGCCCCAGCTTCTCCTGGACCACCTTGATGTCGTTCCCGGCGAGCAGCGAGAGCGTGGCCGCCAGGTGACGTAGGTCGTGGAGGCGGACGGGCGGCAGGCCGGACAGCTCCACGAGACGAGCGAAGCGTCTGGAGATCCAGTCAGGGTGCAGCGCCTCACCGTTCTCGTGCGTCCACACGCGACCGGTCTCGACGTATGCAGCGCCCCACTCCTGGCGCTTCTGCTCCTGCTTCGAGCGGAAGCTCACCAGGTTGTCGGCAGACTCCAGGCTCAGCGACACGGTACGGACGCTCTCAGCCTTCGGAGCCTCGCCGTACAACTGGTAGGCGACTTCCACGATCTGTTGGGAGATCCGCAGCCATAGGGCATCGACGCTGACCTCCGTCCAGGGCACTGCGGCCATCTCGCCGCGGCGGGGGCCGAGGAAGATGAACGAGTGCCACAGCTCGTAGAGCCAGTCGTCCTTGACGAAGTCGAGGAACTCCCCGGTCAGCTTCGGCGTCCAGACCATGACCGGGCCGGGCTTCTCGCCGGTGCGCTTCCAGTGTTCGATGCGCTCGGGCGTCCAGACGATCGGCTTGGGCCGTGTGACCGACGGAAGCTCGACGAGCTGTGACCAGTTCTTGGCGAACGCTTGCTCGCGCTTGATCCCCCAGGTGAGCGCCGAGCTGAGGGTGTCGTTGATACGATGCATGGTCGCGGGGGAAGTGACCTTCCGCAGGCCCCGGCGGCCCTCACCTAGAGCCTTGTTGGCCTCCAGGAAGGCTTGCCGGTACGGACGGCGTTCCTCCCTCTTGGCGTAGCCAGCGGTCTTCACCCAGGCCCTGTGGGCTTCGTCCCGCGCCTCCTGGAGCTCCTTCACGCGGAGCCGGTGAAGAATCCGCTCCGCGTTTCCCCTCTCGATCGCGTCGTACATGAGGTCGAGGTGGCGGACTTTGAGGTCGCGCCGCTTGATGTGACCCAGGTGAGGGATGAGGTAGTTGCTGAGGTGCTCCTCGTAACCGTGGCGGGTGGTGCGGGCGAGGGACTTCTTTGCCTTGATCCAACGGAGGAAGAAGTCGCCGCACGTCTCGTCGGACAGTACGTCGGAGCCGGCGGTGGCGGCGTCATACAGCTCCTTCGCCTTCCGCTGGGCGTCCGTCTTTCTGGCGAACCCGCCGCGCCGAACGCGCTGACGCTGGCCGCCCTCGCCAGCCTCCAGCTCGAAGTACAGGTACCACGTGCCGTGGTCCTTCTCATCGAGCTTCGGGCAGCTCGCGCCGATCTTGCGCAGCTTCGGCTTGCCGTTGGCGTCCATCTCTGGAGTCCCGTCCTCCCCTATGACGGACTCTTGGCAGGCGCAACGCCGCATGTAGCTGGGGTCGAACACGAATATCCCCTTCGTGGCCTTCGCTTGTGGAACTTCTGTGTCGGTCTGTGTCGACCGGACTCCTATTTTGCCCCAACACTCCAGTGTTGGAGTATCCTTGTGGTGTGTTGGCGTGGGGGAGAACGCGACAACGGGAATGACAACGAAGGACGCATCTGTAGCTACGGACACCGGGGCCAGCTCAATGACCCGGGAAGAGCTGCTCGCGCTCCCGCCGACGGTGAACGTCACGACGGCTGCTCGGGCGCTGGGGATCGGTACGCACAAGGCTTACAACTTGATCAAGAAGGGGTCTTTCCCCGTGCAGACGCTCGCTCTGGGCAGCACGGTGAGAGTCCCCACTGCTGCACTCTGGCGCGTTCTGGGGGTGACGCCACCGGAGCAGTGATCTGCGTAGCCCTTGATCAGCCGGTCCTCCCGGGTCATAGCCAGAACATGGGGGCCTTGGCCTAGGATCGGGCGGCTACAGGGGCGTATGAGACGAGAACGGACCACCGCATGCCACGGCTCTACGGTTTCGACGATCAGTCGCGTCAGCGGCTGCGTGATGGCGAAGTGGGCCCGCTGCGCCAGATGGTGAGTCGGGCGCTGGTTGACGAGTCCACGTCCAACCAGGAGATCGCTGTATGGGCGAACGGTGAGGGCTACCGGGGCACGCTCGGTGGCGAGTGGAAGGATGCATCGGTCGGTCGTCTCTTCCGCAACCCCGCCATCGCCGGATTGCGCTACGACGAGGACGGCGAACTCGTCGACGCCGGCCATCCCGGCGCTATCACGCGCGAAGAGTTCGAAGCCCTTCAGAAGCGGGAGCAGAGCCGGAAGGCGGCCGACGCGAACCCGCCGTACGACTATCTGCTGACCGACGGGGCAGCCACCTGCGGCAAGTGCGCCAATGCTCTTCAGGGTGCTCGCTCCAACGCAGGGACCCCTGGGTACCGGTGTCGTCCGAAGGACAAGCAGGGGCGTGGTGGCTGTGGCGAAGTCCGCATCGACGCCGAGCTGTTGGAGAGCCACGTTGGTGAGTACGTCGTGGCGGAACTCCTCAAGCCCGGCATTCGAGACCAGATTCTCAAGGCTCAGGCCGCCGTGCGCGAGCAGCTCAAGCAGCTTAGCCAGGAGGCCGACGACCTGGTGGCGCGGCGGACCGAGGCCGGTACTCTCTACGGCCAGCGGCAGATCAGCGGCGACTCGTTCGTGGCAGCCGATCGTGAGATCACGGCGAGTCTGAAAACCGTGCGCTCGCGGCTCCGGTATGCGGAGCAGATGGCCCAGTTTTCGCTGGGCAACGCGAAGGATCTCGTGAGGTGGTGGAACACCGCGCCGACCGCATCCAAGAAGGCCATCGCCATGCTCCTCTTGGAGAACGTCGAGGTGTTCCCCGCAAGCGCCCGCGGTGTCCGAACCCTTGAGCCTGGGCGTGCTGTCCTCCGCTGGCGCAAGCTGTCCAGTCTGTCAGGTGGATGAAACGGGCACCTTGCGGGAAGCGAGACGCCTGCCGACCATCGCCATGGTCAGGCCTGTGATTAGAGTGATCACCGCCAACCCGGCCAGGACTGGCGAGACGATCTCCTCCTTGTCCAGCGACCATGGGTGCCCCAGGTAGTGAGCCACCAGGTAAGAGCCCTTGCTGGCGGCGTAGGCCACGCCAAGGAGCGCGGACACCGTTGACAGAGCGAGCCCACGAGCAGACCAGGTGTGTCGGCCCCGTCGAGCAACGAGGGCCATCCCAGAGCACAAGAATGCAATCTCGCCGCAGGTGACCGCTACATAGCCCAGGTAGACCATGAGGTACACGGTGACACCCGGGATGCTGGCGTATTCAGTGGTGAACTCCATGCTGTTCTCAGTGGTGCTGGCGAAGAGCGGCAGCATGGCCGCCAGGACGCACACTGCGAAGGCGACACGTGCATACAGGCTGGCTTTGAGGACGTCCTGGTTGTACGACCAGTCCACGAGCATGAGCTGAAGGCTGCCGCACCACAGTACGGCGAAGATGTGTGCGCCGAGCTTGCCTGCGTTGTTCATGCCGGTCGCGGACTCGACGATGTTCTCCACGAACGGCACGGCGAGAGTCACGCCTGCGGTGCAGACGCCGAACGCTACAGCTCGGGCGAAGCGGGCGATGCGGTACTCGTTTCGGGTGCGCTGTCGCCAAGCGTCGCGGGCGGAGAGCGCAGTGCCCCATATGCCGAATAGGCCACACATGCCGAAGACGATGCCGTCCATGTGGTTTTACGTTCCTTCCAGATCAGAGACGGCGCGCTCGGCTGCTTCGGTGAAGCTGAGGCGCCTCCGCCGGCCTGGCCGCGGTGGTTCCGCGGCAGGGGGAAGCGGCTCGGGTACTTCTGGGACCGTGAGGTCGCTATGTCCGTGTCGAACACGGATCTCACGCGCGGCCTCCAGAAGTTCGGCAGCCCCGGCTTCGCCCAGGTCGTGGATGAGTCGAAGCGCCTCACGGGCGTCTTCGTGCTCCTCGTAGACCGAAAGGGAAGTCAAACCGTTGTAACCGGGGAGTAGGTAAGCTACCGGACCGCCCAACGCCCTTGCGAGTCCGACTAGTTGGGAGCTCCTTGGATCCGACTTGTCTCCATTCAGGAGGGCGTTCACGACCTGATAGGTCATCACCGGTTTGCCGCTGGGGGTTTCAGCCGTGGCGGCAGCGATGGCGCGTGTGCTGGGCGTCTTCCCGTCGACTTCGCGCTTCTTGCTGAGCAAAATGGCGAGTTTGCTGACGAGAGGGATGTCCGGGCCGAGCGGCATGGTGCTGGCTACTCCTCGGTGGCTTGACGGGCCCGGTCGGGCGGTGAGTGGCAGGTCAAAGCATGCCAAGTATCGGGGGCGAGTCGGACGCCAGCCTAATGTTTACGTTGGTTGACATTAGGTGACGGCTCCAGCAAGATCAGTAGCCAGTAGTCATGGAAAGCGCACTCAGCGCGCGGGTTGCCGCTCCCCTTCCACCTCTCGGGCTGTGAGAACGTCCGGCGCCCTTGGCTTGAAGTGTGCCTCCAATATGACTGTGTCGGGATCTAAATAACCGTGTTCGCCGCGGGGGACGAACGCTGCAACGCGGGGAGCGTGCGGGTGGGGATCGAGCTGGAGCGAGTGCTGACCCGGCTGGAGGAGTCGGGTGGCGTGGAGAACGTCATCCTGGATGACGGGGCGGCGCTCGACGTACTGGGAGTCCTAGCGGTCGTCGACCCGGAGCGGGTCGGTTGTGGCATGGGGTGTGCGAGTGGCGCTGCCGCAAGTTGATCTACGCGGATAGTCCGGCGCGGGTCTTGGCGGGGGTCCGCGCCCACGCGTTTGACCTGCAAAAACTTCTCGAAAATTTGTGGACCCCCACCTTGAATGCATATAGAATAGAACCATAAGGAGGGGGAAGGAAGAGACCCCCACTGACCCCTTGGGAGCCGAAATGTCGCACAAGTACGCCGCTTTGAAGATGCGTCAGATCCACCGCAACCCGAACCAGCCCCGCAAGAGCTTCGATGAGGACGCGCTGAACGAGCTGGCCCAGTCGATCAAGGAGCACGGCCTCCTCCAGCCGATCGTGGTCCGGAAGGTGGAGGAGGGCTACGAACTGGTCGCTGGCGAGCGCCGCTTCCGCGCCAACGAACTCGCGGACAACATCACCATCGAGGCGAAGATCCTCCTGCCCGAGGGGCAGTCCGAGATCACAGACATGGACTCCTTCAAGAAGGCGATGGCCGAAAACCTGAACCGCGAGGACATGCTCCCGCTGGAAGAGGCGCGCGGCTTCAAGAAGGTCCTGGATGAGGAGGATGGCGCCACGCCTGCGAGCGTCGCCAAGACGTTCTCCAAGTCGGTCCAGTTCGTCAACCAGCGCCTGGCCCTGCTCGCCCTGCGCCCCGAGATCCAGGCCGCCGTCGACCTCGGGCACATTGGCACCCAGGCCGCCGTCCAGATCGCCGCACTCTCGAAGGACAACCAGAAGGCGGTCTTCCAGGACTGGAAGAAGGGCGACAAGAACGACAATCAGCTCGTCCACATCGCCTACGCCATGCGCAAGCAGGAGAAGGCGGCCACGCAGGACTCCATGGTCGACGTCGACGAGATGACCCCCGAGGAGAAGGTCGAGCGGAGCCGCGCGCAGGCCAAGACCAAGAGCGACCTCGACGCGATCGAGGGGATGTGGGCGCTGCTGGACAGCATCGGCAAGGCGGACCCCATGGAGCTGGCCCGCGCTCTGGCAGGCGAGGTCGGCAAGCGGCTTGAGCAGATGGATCGGGTTGCGGACGTCGTGCAGAAGGCCCGGTTCCAGCTCCGCCAGGCGAAGGCTCACGCCGACGCCAGCGAGATCATGGTCAACCCTGCGGCCGCAGCGCCAGACCTGGTGGCCGAGGCCGGCGCCGTACTCGCCCAGTTGGACCCGGCTGCGGGCGACGCCGAGTCGGAGACGCGGGCCGAGCCCGTGCCGGAGACCGAGGCGCAGGCCGAGGCCGCCCACGCGCCCGACGCGGAGTCCCCGAACCCGGCGGAGCCGGAGGGGGACGACAGGGAGGCCGAAGCGGTCGCCCAACCGGTCGCCGTTGCGGCCTGACCAGTCCATCCCGGGGCGGCCCCCAGCGGGCCGCCCCCTTCCCTATGGAGCCCTACAGCGATGAACGACATCCGGACCATGCGCAACATCAACCACAACCTGTTCGACGTGCCGGCCTCGGCCAACGCCCTTGAGGAGTACGACTCCGGCGTGGCCGAACTCGTCCGCGAGGCTGCGATGCACCTGTTCAAGGCGCGCCGTGACAACGACGGGGCCGTCCTGAATGAGGCGCACAACCTCACCCTGCTCGCCGCCTCCGATCTCATGAGGGGTGCCGGTAGTTCGGTGTACGTGCGCACCCACCTCATGGTCACGGCCCGACTGATCGAGCTCGAAGCGGCGCTGCTCGCCGCCCAGGCCGCGACCGCCAGCGAGTGAGGGGACGACCGTGCAGATAGATCCCGACGTTCTCGGCGCCATCCGCTCCGCCGAACTCGACGGCCCGGCGCTCCGCCTCCGAGGCCAGCTCGACCGCAAGCTCTACGAACGGGTCAACCTGGCCCTTCACGCCGTCGGCGGAACCTGGGACCGCTATAAGCGCGCCCATATCTTCCCGGTCGCCGCCGCTATGGGGCAGCATCAGATCCAAAGATAGATCCCAACACTCATGCATGATACGGTCTATCTTGTTGGTGGGAACGGCCACAGCCGAGGAACCGGCTCACCGACGTGCCGTGGCATGCGGCACTCCCCTTCGGTGCCTGGCGGGTGGCCAATCCCCCGCGCCCTACCCGCCAGGCACCGGCCCCGCACCTGAGCGGAGCCACCGGAGCGTCATCAAGATCCACGATCACGACCGGACCCGTCCCCGCCTCACGCCGGGGGCGGGTCCCCGTGCATTCAGGAGCGCCATGAACACAGAGGACTTCGCCGGGGACCCAGAGGAGCGCGAGCTGTACGAACGCCTCCTCGTCGAGCGGGACGGGACGCCGGTCAAGGCACTCGCTGAACGGGACCCGGGCCTGGAAGTCCGAGGAGGCCCGGATCCAGACGCGGCCCGGCACCTCGCGGAACTCGAAACAGCCGCAACTCCCCGACGACGAAAGCGATACAGAATATGACCGCTGAGCAGACACCACCCGCAGAGCCGGAGCGCCGGACGCCTCCCGTACCCGGGGCGGTGTGGTGCCGCTCCTGTGATTCCTGGTGCCTGCCGTCCGGTATCTGCCGCTGCAACAACCGGTGATGCGCACCCTCCTTCTCCTCGCCGCCGACGCGATGGCCATGCTGCTCATGGCAGCCATCGCTGTCGTCGCCTGGGTCGTTGCTCAGCTCGGTGGCGGCGGGGTTCTTCTGGCCAGCCTCTTGGCCTTCCCCGGCTGCGGGCTGGCGGCCGCCGCCAGCCGCCGCATTCAGCGACGGATGCACGGCCGATGACTGACGCATCAGCTGCACCCCCGCGGCCGGACGTGATCGTCTAGTCTGAACTAGCTGTAGGGCGCGGGGAACGGCCTACACAAGGGACGCCCAGTGACCCCGACACCCGCCAACATCCCCGAACTGCTCCTGCCGCTCGCCGTCCCCACCGGGGACCTCACGCCGTACTACCGGAACCCTCGCAACGGCGACTTGCCCTCGATCGCCGAATCGCTGACCGTCAACGGCCAATACCGAGCGATCGTCGTCAACAAGGGTTCGCTCACCGGCCGGCACAACGAGATCCTGGCGGGCAACCACACGTACGCGGCCGCCCAGCAGCTCGGCTGGGAGCAGATCGCCGTCACCTGGGTCGACGTCGACGACGACGCTGCGGCCCGGATCGTCATCGTCGACAACCGGACCAACGACCTCGCCGGATACGACAGCGTGCTCCTGGTCGAGATCCTCTCCGAGATCCCGGACCTCTCCGGTACCGGCTACGACCGCGAGAGCGTAGACCGGCTCCTCGACGACACCTCCCTTCCCGAAACACTGGAACTCACCTCCGACGGCGCGGGCACCGGGGCCGCAGCCACCGTCGACTACCTCCAGTGGGGTTACCTCCAGTGGGAGTCCAAGCGAGTCCGGATCACCTCCGAAGAAGTCGAAGCCCTCAACGCCATTTACACGAAGTTCGTGGACGACACCAACAGCGACCTCGGCTTCGGCTGGCACGTCTTGCAGCAGGCCCCCGAGGAGGGCGAGGCGGCATGAGCAGCGCCCCCACCACGACGTTCTACGAGGCGTACCCGCTCGACCAGCTTCGCCCCGCCGACTACAACCCGCGCCGCCTCAGCGAGGAGGCGTTCATCAGGCTCCAGGCGTCACTGCGCCGCCACGGTGTTGTGAAGCCCGTCATCCTCAACGCCGACGGCACGCTGGTCGCAGGCCACCAGAGAACCAAAGGACTCCAGGCCATCGGCCTGACGCACACCCCCGCGGTCATGCTGGGCACGAAGGTCAGGTTGCAGGATGAGATCCAGTTCAACCTGCTGCACAACCGGGTCGAGACCGAAGCCAGCATCGTCTACGCCGAGCCCGGCGTCATCGGTGCCTGGTCCTGGATTCCGTGGCAGTCCATCCGGGTCGCCGAACGAAGGAACCTCTCCTTCGTCAACGCCATCGGGCACATGACCACCGGCCACGGCCCCTGGGGGAGCGTCGTCATCGACGACCAGGGCCGCATCGTCCTCAACGCCGAATACGCCGTCGTAGCCTCCATCAACCGCTTCGACCTCCTCGCCTGGACCGTCACGTCCGCCGACGCCGCCCAGCTCCACGCCGACCTCACCGGCGAGTACGGCGTCTACGACTGGACCGCCATCGAGAGCAAGGCCCCGGTGTGGAACCAGCACATCGTGCAGCCCAAGAGGCTCCGCAAGTTCTCCTCCAAGGCCAAGGCCGGAAAGCTCGCCTACGGCTCCGAGACCTGGGACCAGTTGGTCACGCCATGGCTCAAGCCCACCCACCGGGTCGTGGACTTCGGCGCCGGGTACGGCGACTACGCCAAGCATCTGCGCGCCAAGGGCTTCAACATCCACGACTACGAGCCCTACCGCTGCCGAGACGGCTCCTACGCCGTCGACATCCGCGCCGTCGTCGGCATGATCCGCGACATCGACAAGGACATCCAGACCAACGGCCTCTACGACGTGGTGGTCCTCGACTCCGTCATCAACGCCACCACATCCCTCGACTACCAGCACTGGGTGATGACCACCGTCAACGCTCTCTGCGCGACGGACGGAGTCGTGTGTCTCGGCACCCGCAACCTCGCCCGCGAACTCCGGGACGAGCAGGCCAAACGGGTCACCTCCCAGACAGCCACCACGAAGATGAGCTTCCTCGACGAGGACAACGTCGAGATGAACTTCGTCAAGGGGAAATGGCAGAAGCTTCGCTTCCACACCCCCGAGACCCTGGAGCCACTCCTCCGCCGCTACTTCGAAGACGTGCGGGTCACCGACCTCAGCGGCTCCAACATCAAGGCCACCTGCCGCCGCCCCATCCCGCTCCCCAGGGAGGAATACGAGAAGGCATTCGAAGAGGAATTCAATATGCCCTATCCGAATGACTTCCGGCATGACAGGCATCTGGAATTGGTGGGAAATTTGATAAAATTGGTAGTAGAGAGAAAAGAATCTCTCGCCGATTGAACGGTAAATGGGGAGCGGATGTCGCAGCGAATACAGGTCCAAATCGAATCACGAACTCGGTACCACATCATGTGGCTGGCAGGCGTGCGGCACGTAGCCCTCGACCAACACTGCCTGCGCAGCTTCGGTCGGCCCGACCGCCCTCGGCTCGACATCAGCCGCCAGCACCAGACCATCGAACTCCCCGAGCACAACCCGCCGCTGGCCTGGTACCTGTGCGCGCTGCCCAACCCGTGGAAGTGGAGCGACAATGCGCACCTTGCCTTCGAGTGCGCACCCGGAGAGCAGTGGGACGGGCCTGCCCTGGTGCCCGGCCTGTATGTGCATTTGAAAAACGCTCGCCCCATCACCGGATGGGGCGAGCACAGCATCCCCGAGAGCGAACCACGCCGGAAGGCCTACCGCTTCCGAACCTGCCGCAACTACCAGTTCGCCTGGTGGCTCTGGACGGAACGCGGGGCGCCAGAAGCCCCACCCGAGTACGTGCCGCCCAAGCGGCCCGGCCAAGGCGAGCAGATGTCACTGATGTGAGGTTAGCGGGGCTGGGTGAACATCGTCTGGCTCCAACAGCCGTCCCGCAGCTCCGCTGGCCTGGTCCGCCGGGATTTCAGCCGATGCGTGCATTCCGGGTGCCGCCATGGGTAGCATCGAGAGCTGGCAGCCTCCTTCATGGACTAGAGGACTTCGGCGTAGTCGGATGATATCGGTGTGCGATTATCCGAGGTCGAGGTGTGCGGGGTCGAGGGCAGCAGACGCGGTTATGTGGACGTTTTGACTGCTGTTAGACGGAGAACCCCTCGCTGAGGGGGTATGGTCCAAAGTTCTATGCTGTCGGCTCCACCAGTGGCCAGCAGGCTGCCGTCGGGCGAGAATGCCACCGCCAAGAGTGCTTCTCCAGAGGCGGATCTGAGTTCGTGGACGTTCTTATTGGTGGCCGGGTCCCACAGCCGGACCATGCCATCCCCGCTTGCGGTGGCCAGCAAGCTGCCATCCGGGGAGAACGCCATGGCTACGACCGGGAACATGCCAACAGGTCCTCGGATCTCCTGGCGGCCGGCCGGGTCCCACAGGCGTAGTATGCCGTCCCCGCTTGCGGTGGCCAGCAAGCTGCCGTCCGGGGAGAACGCAACGGCTCCAGCTCCAACTCCGGCTCGTGGCTCTTCTGCTGAGGGACGTGCGCCGAGGAAAGCCCGCTTCATGATTCCGTGTTGACGCCGGGCTTTACCAGCGTTTCTGCTGGCGAGGAGATCGGCGCTGATTTCGTAACGAGCGTGACCGGTGGGTTCCCGTAATTGCACGCTACCGTCTCCGTATTCGACGGCCAGCAACTTCCCGTCGGGCGAGAACGCCACCGAACAGGCTTTCGCCCTGAAGGCGGTCCGCTCGTGGCCGATCTGGTACGGGGCGGAAAGATTCCACAACTGCACCACGCCGTCTCCACTACCGACAGCCAGCAACTTCCCGTCGGGTGAGAACGCCACCGAACAGGATCCGGCTCCGACGCAGGTGAGAGGTTCGTCGGTCTGTTCTCTGAGCCAAGGCAACTCCCGCGCTCTACGGTCCTTGCCGGGCGGACGCCACACCCGCACGTTGCCGTCCACGCTGCCGCTGGCCAACCATCTTCCGTCGGGGGAGAACGCAACAGAACTGACCGGTGCTCCGGTGGCTTCGGGTGGTTCGTCGAGCTGTCGGCGGCCGACCGGGTCCCACACCCGCACCCAGCCGTCTCCGCTGCCACTGGCCAGCAATCTCCCGTCCGGCGAAAACGCCACCGAGCAGACCTGTTGACCCGCCTGCAGTGCAGGGAGCCTGACCTCCAAGCCCTGCTGTAGGGCACCTATCGCGGCCTGTACCGCTAGAGAGCCGACTGGTTGTGGCGGCAGCGCCTGAACGCTGGCTGCTTTCTGTCCGGAAGAAACCGAAGCCGTATCCGCCGCAGACTCAGCCTCCGATACGCCTTGAGGTGGTCGCCGCAGCGGTACCCCGGTTTGCGGGTCATCCGACCGCGATGAACCAGGGGCGGCTTTCGGCGACGGAGGTCGGCGGCCAACCGCGCGCGCGTCTTCGACCATTCTCCAGAGGTCTCGCCATCTTTGGATACGAGAGTCGGTGGCCCCTGGCGGCTCAACCTCAGCGCCGTCCTCGAATGCCATCAGCGCACGCACCAGCCACAGGAGACGATCCAGGGACTGCGGAGCTCTCTTGCCGTTCAGGACCTCACTGATAGTGCCCTTGGACATCTCTGAAGAGCCGGGCATCTTGTTCTTGCCCCTGGCAATGACCCGGTCGATAGAGGGGGAACCGGCCTGACGCTTGAGCTCAGTCAGCGCATCACCGAGAGCCTTCCGGGACTCCTCGTAGGTAAAGGTGCTTCGGCCTGTATCTGTCATGCTGAATCCCCCGAACATGGCATAGCCGCACGATAGCCTGCACGTACGTCGGAACGGAGCCGAACGTCTCAGAACAACGTCGAACGAACCGTGAGATGTTCGGCATTGAGGCTATGTTGATCCGAGTTCGCTTCAGAGCGTTCGGCTCCCGCAGGTCACGGCCCTGCGGCCGGGCAGAGTGATGGCATGACCGAGATGACGCCTTCCGAGCCGGACTCTAGCCAGGCCGGCCCCACACAGCAGTCCTTCGTGTCCTTGCGCACCGCCGTCGTTTTGTTGACCGCCCTTGTGCTGGGGGCCACGGTGGGCGGCCTAACTGCCATAGCCGGTGCGTCTACCGCGGTCGCAGTACTTGCCGGGCTCGGCGCTGCAGGCAACTTGGTGGCGCCACTCAACTCGCTGATCGATCGAACGCCGTGAAGAGGGTGAGGCCCACCAGCCCAATTCCCAGAGTCGATCCTCAGTCGCAACGAAGTGGGATCATGGACTCGGGAGCGGGGGCGCACCCGAGCTGTGAAGGACCCCGCCGTGGGACGCCCCGACAAAGCCGCGCGTGCGGCCATCGCGCGCCGCCGTTCGGACGCCATCGATCTACGCCTCGCCGGCGTGGACTGGCTGACGATCGCCCGCAAGCTCGCCGCTGACCCGACCGTCAACTCCGACGGCATCGCCTACGCGCAGGGGTACGGAGTTGAGCGGTACCGCAAGAACCAGGACCCGCCCGCCAACGAGGCCCTGATTCACGCCGCCTGCCGGGACGTCCGCACCGCACTGGCCGACCGCCGCGCCGAACTCAACGATGACGTCGATGAGCTGCGCGCACTGGAAGCCGACCGACTCGACCGGCTGTTCTTCGTCGCCTACAAGAAGGCGGTCCGCGACCAGGACCTCGCCGCCATCGACCGCACCCTGCGGATCATGGAGCGCCGCGCTCGGCTGCTCGGCCTCGACATGCCCGTCCGTACCGAACTGTCCGGCCCGGCGGGAGGCCCGGTCCAGATCGAGAACGTGGCTGTGGACGAACTTGACGCCCTGATTGCGCTCACCGATCCGGACGGCCAATGACCCCGCGTGATCACGAGAGCGTCATCGCCCACTACAAGACCCTTCCGCCAGCGCAGCGCCGTACCATCGCACGGGCCGCATCTCCCACGCTGCGCGCCGAGCTGGCGCGCGTCGAACGCCAGCTCGCCATGGACCGCTCACCGGGTGCACTCGCCGCCGTTCTCACCGGCGGACGCGAGATGCAGGCGCCGCACCTGGATCTCATCGACCAGGCGTTCATCGACATGGCTGCGGGCCGATGCGACCGCGTCATGCTGACCATGCCGCCGCGGCACGGTAAGAGCCGACGCGCCTCCCGTTGGGCACCCCTTTGGTACCTGCGGCGCAACCCCGGCCACCGCATGATGATCGCCAGCTACTCCGCCGACCTGGCTGACGACCACGGCCGGTGGATCAGGGACGCTATCAACACTTGGGGCGACGACCTCGGCATCCAGCTCAAGCCAGGAAGCCAGGCCGCCAACAGGTTCGACATCGTCGGCGGCGAAGGCGGCCTCCTCGCGGCCGGTATCGGCGGCGGCCTGACCGGACGCGGCGCGCACATCGCCATCGTCGACGACCCGGTCAAGGACATGGCCGATGCCGACAGCCCCACCATGCGCAAGCGCGCATGGGACTGGTGGACCTCCGTCCTGCAGACACGCCTCGAACCCGTCGGCGCTATCTGCCTCATCCAGACCCGGTGGCACGAAGACGACCTCGCCGGACGCATCCTCGCCACCGAGCGCGACGCCTGGCGGGTCATTGACCTTCCTGCCATCGCTGACAGCCCCAACGACCCGCTCGGCCGCACACCTGGTGAGGCGCTGTGGCCCGAACGCTTCGACGTCACCCACCACGCCAAGACCCGCAAGCGAGTCGGCGAACGCGTCTGGGCCGCCCTCTACTTGCAGAAGCCCCGGCCGCCGGAGGGAGGCGTCTGGAAGCGGGAGTGGATCGACACCGCGCGCATCAACGCCGTCCAGTTCTCCGGCCTCGACATGGCACGCATCGTCGTCGCCGTCGACCCCGCCGGCGGAGAGACCACCGTCGGCGACGAAACGGGCGTCATCGGCGTCGGCCGCGACTTCGGCCGGCAGCTGTACGTCCTGGCCGACCGATCCGGCTCCATGGGCGCCAACGACTGGGGTCTCGCCGCATGCCGTCTCGCCCTTGAACTCAAGGCCGACGCGATCGTGGTTGAGAAGAACTACGGCGGAGACATGGCGCGGCAGATTGTCACCCAGGCGTGGGAGCAGCTGCGCCGCGATGGCATCACCAAGGGCCTGCTGATGCCGATGATCCTTGAGGTCACCGCCAAGGTCGGCAAACGCCTGCGTGCAGCTCCCGTGGCCCAGCTCTACGAACAGCAACTCGTGCACCACGTCGGCGAATACCCTGAGCTGGAAGGCCAGATGGCCACCTGGGTCGAGGGAATGGACAGTCCGGACCGCATGGACGCCGTCGTGCACGGACTGACCGAGCTGGCCGACCCCGACCAGCTCGACACCTTGCCCACCGACACCGACGACGATCGCTTCGACGGCCGCCGCTGAACTGCCGCCAGCGTCGCCTGAAAACGGCCCCATGAGGAAACGGCCCAGCCTGGACGATCAACTGACGCGAGGCGAGGTGGCGGAGCGCCGGTTCCGCTGTTGTGAGGGGAGGCGCCCATCTACTACTGGACATGCCTCTTGGGACGGACTACCCCACGCCAAAAGCAGAAGCTAGACCCTTCCCCCACTCACCGAGCGGACCAGGCCAGCTATCGGGGAACCAAAACGACCCCAGCACCAATGCGACTTCTAATGTCATGAAAGTAGCACAACTCTTAAATTTGAAATCGCTATCGAGTTCGGACTCTTGTGTGATGAACACTAATACCGTAACTGCGAGGCCCCACAGCACCAAAGCGAAGAGGGATATAATTGCGGAATATGGTATCGCCTTCCATAGGGCCACGTCGGAAGTATAGGCGGCTCGGATGGACGTGATGGTGATCACTAAAATGCAGGTTTTGGTCACGAAAATCACGCCTGTAGAACCAACCAGAAAACCCTTTCTGAAGAGCTGCACGACGGCAGGGGCTTGCGGCGCAGTATGCTGTACATCTTGGGTAGCTACTGGTTTTTGCTGCCATTCCTGCATGTGTTGGGTACTTTGCGGTCCAGCGTTAGGCGGTTGGACGGGGACTGCCTGCACGGGATGCGACGGTGAATTCTCAGGGGGGCGCTGCACCCGTTGTCCTTGAATCTGACGGGCGCCGACAGGGCGGCCACGCGGAGGCTCTGCGGGGCGTTGAATTCCGTCCAATCGTTCCATGAGGGCGGCCGCGGTAGGCCGCTCGGCGGGAGCTTTGGACAGCAGCTCGTGCAGCAGAGGGGCGAGTTTTCCGGCGTGCGAAGGCGGTTCGAGAGGCTTGCTGAGGATGGCATGGAAAAGAGCCATCAATCCTGACCCGTAGAAGGGGGGGTGGCCTTCGACGGCGGTGTACAGCGTGGCACCGAGGGACCACAGATCGCCCGAGGCCGCAGCGTCAGCCCCCTCAAGTTGTTCGGGTGGCATGTACTGCGGTGTGCCGATGATGGCCCCGGTTGCGGTGAGACGGGTCCCGGCAGAACCGTTCAGCACGCGTGCGATTCCGAAGTCGGTGATGACCGTACGGCGTCCGACGATCAGCACATTGTCCGGCTTCAGGTCGCGGTGCACGACTCCGGACGCATGGGCATGCGCGAGAGCGTCTGCCATTGTCGCTGCCAACGCCACGACTTGCGGCCACGGCAGCCGACCGTTTCTGGCAATCAGGTCGGCGAGAGAGTCACCCGTGACGAGTTCCATGACGATCCAGGGTTCCTCGCTATCCCTCACCACGTCGTGAACGGTGATGATGCCGGGGTGGCTGAGCTGGGCAGCTACCTGGGCTTCTCGCAGCGTTCGTTGCAGCAGTAGCTCGCGCTCCGCAGCGGGAAGACCCTCGGGTAAGAGGACTTCCTTGACCGCGACGTTCCGGTTCAACGTCTCGTCGTGGCTTCGCCAGACGCGGCCCATGCCGCCTTGGCCGATGGTCTCGTCCAACCGGTACCGGCCACCTATCAGGCGCCCCCGTGCCCCTACCATGGCGGCGAGTGTAGGTCACGCCTAGGAGATCTGTACCAGAACTGGCGATAATTGGGTCTTCGGGTCAAATTCGGAGGGTGTCTCGCTGGTGGCTCTGGAGATGGCACCCTCAGTTTGAGAGAAGAGGCGAACCCGGAAGGGGCGCCGCGTGCGCGACGCTTCTTGTCGCCGCACTCGACGCCGTAACCTGGCCTTGCGGCGCGGGGCCGACTGCCTGGAGGGGCACTGTGGGCCTGCGCGAGCTGATCACCGACGTCTGGAGCTGGCTTGACTACAAGCCAGCCATGGCCGACCCGCGCCGACCGGGCCGTAACACCTGGGCGGATCTGACCCGATCGTGGGTGCCGGACGAGGACCTGCGACGCCTGGCCGCCTACCGGCTCCTGGCCGCATACGACGCCAATCAAGCCGGCCAGGTCGCCGCCGTGACTGGCGACGACGAGGCGGGCATCGAACGGAGGGAACTCGGCGACGCCTCCAAGTTGGTCGACACCGCGCTCGGCTACCTTCTCGGCTCCGAGCAGGTCATCAGTGTCGCGGGCGCGGAACACACCGACGACGAGCCGACCGCCGAGGCAGCCGCGGCGCTGGCCGTACAGGACAAGCTGAGGGCCTGGGCGGAGAAGGAACTGCTGCCGCTGCGCCTTCAGCAGGCCGAGCGAACGGCGATCCTGCTGGGCGACGCCGTCTACACCCTGGCGTGGGATCCCGCGAAGGGCCGGGTCCTGCTGCGTGCTTGGGATCCGGGCTTGTACTTCCCAGAGTGGCCGGAGGACGGTGAGCAGGACGGGGCAGAGTTCCCGCTCCGTGTTCACCTGGCCTGGGAGCTACCTGAGGACAAACGGCGCGGGCTCAAAGCGAGGCTTCGGCGGGTCACCTACGAACTCGGTCCGATCGGTCCGGCCAGTCGGCGCGGCGCGGCGAAGGACGGCAGCCCGGCACGCGAGTACCTGTACACCGACAGCGGCGACCCGATCCTGGTCACGGGCGATGCGTTCAACACCGACACGGGACTCATCACCCGCACCTACCCGTGGGCGACCAACCGGCCCTCCCCGTGGACGTGCTACCTCACTGACGCGGAATGGGACCTGGACGACCTCACGTACGCTGAACTGCTGTACGACCTGCCTATGCACAAGGCTCGGTACCGGGTCCGCTTGGACGGCGAAGTCCTCGACAGGCTCGACCTGATGGTGGACTTCATACCCGTCGTCCACATCACGAACAGCATCCCCGCCAGCGGAGAGCACTGGGGGAAGCCCACCGTGGCTACCGTCCTCCAGGCCCTGGACGAACTGTCGGCGACCGACACCGATGGCTCCGGCGCGTCGGCCACCACGGGTTCCCCGATCATCGGCCTGGCCGGGGCTCGGCTGCCCATCGACCGCGCCACCGGCCAGCCGCTCCCGATCAAGATGCGGGCCGGGACGGTGTGGCAGCTCAACGACAACGGACGCATGGACGTTCTTGACACGTCGGCCCAACTCGCCGAACTCCGCGCCCGCGTCGACCACATCCTTGACCGCATCGCCGCGAACAGTCGCCTCACCGCCGCCGGCCTCGGCACCCTAGATCCAACCGCCCTCCCGTCCGGGTACGCGCTACAGCTCGCACTGGGCCCGCTCGACTCGCTAGTCGCCTCCATGCGCCTGGTCCGCAACCACAAGTACGTCGTCCTTCTGCGCATGGTGCAGCGCCTGCACCAAGCCGGAAAGGCCGAAGGCTGGCCCGCGGGGGAGTCGTTGCCCGCACGGCTGATGTGGGGACCGCACACCCCGACCGACCGAGCCGCTGTCCTAGACGAAGTTGTCAAGGGTGTCGGTGCCGGTGTGCTCTCTGTCGAGACCGGCGTCCGGATGCTCATCGACGCCGGATACCCCATCGACGACGCCCAAGCGGAGATCGAGCGAATCCAGGCCCGAGCCTTCGACGCCGCTGCGCAGCTCGCTGATGCAACGGGCGACAACACCGCCGTTCGGGCATATCTGGGCCTCCCTGAGGCTGGCCCCGAATTAGCTGCAGTGCCCTTGATCAGTAGCCATGGAAACAGAGTGATGTGATGCGAGGACGCATGTGACGTAGCCGAGGGAGAGGCCAGAGTATGGAGTAGCCGGTGCGACGCGGGGCAGACACCCAACGTCAGCCGACACTCCTGATGCGCCTCTTCCAGCAGCCTGTCAGTTCGCCCCCCTCAGCCGGAACCATCAATTGTTTCGATTCCACTGACCAGTTCAACGGGGTCCACACCAAGGGCTTCGGCGATGGTCTCGAATTCAGTGAGTGCGGCCTTCAAGTCTTCGACGATTTCTTGGGCGATCACCCCGGGCGGCAGCTGGCTGTCCGCGTCGGCCAGTGCCGGATCCTTCAACCAGGTGATGTCGAGGTTGACCTTGTCACGAGCCATCAGCTCGTCGTACGTGAAGGGCTTGAAACGTCCCGACTCAAGCTCTGTGCGCTCGGCCCGAGGCTTGCTCGGCAGGTATGCGTCGACGAACTCCTCAAGGTCGGCCTTGCGCAGAGGGCGGGTCTTAAGGGTGAAGTGCTTTGCTGTGCGAAGGTCATAGACCCACGTCGTGGTGGTGTGGGGCTTGCCGTCGGCCCGCGGGGCCTTCTTGTCGAAGAATAGGACGTTCGCCTTCACACCTCCGGCGTAGAAGATGCCAGTGGGCAGCCGCAGGATGGTGTGAAGGTCGAAGTCCTTCAGCAGACGGCGCCGGATCTTCTCGCCTGCTCCACCTTCGAAGAGGACGTTGTCGGGCAGGACGACGGCGGCTCGGCCGTTGATGGCCATCAACGACATGATGTGCTGCAGAAAGTTGAGCTGCTTGTTGGTGGTGCTGGCGCGGAAGTCGTCGCGGTCATAGGAGATGTCCTCGCGTTCGGACTTCCCGTCGGTGCCGATCACGGTGATCGCGGATTTCCTCCCGAAGGGAGGGTTCGCCAGAACGAGCGATGCGTGACGGGATGGCTTCTTGGCAAGGGCGTCCTCGACCTTGATCAGGGACGCGCCGTCGCTCTGACCGATACCGTGGAGCAGCATGTTCATCGCGGCGAGGCGGGCGGTACCGGGCACCAGTTCGGTGCCGAAGATGTTGCCCTCCAAAGCGAGCCGCTGCTCACGAGACATGCTGCTGCCGTAGTGCTTGCGAACGTACTGCCGGGCAGCGATGAGGAATCCGCCCGTGCCGCAGGCCGGATCGGTGATCGTGTCCTCAAGCGTGGGCTGGGTCACCTCGACCATCGCATCGATTAGCACGCGCGGCGTGAAGTACTGGCCAGCACCGGTCTTGGTATCCTCGGCGCCCTTGGCCAGGAGACCCTCATACGCATCACCCTTGAGGTCCGTGCCGGTGCCCGTCCAGTCCTGGGCACCGATCAGGTCAACAGCGAGCTTCTGCAGCAGCGCGGGCTCGGTGATCCGGTTCTGTGCCTTGGCGAAGATCGTGCCGAGGGTCGTGCCGGGATGCTTGGCGAGTTCGGTGAGGGTCTTGCGGTACTGCTCCTCCAGGGCCGTGCCGGTCTTGGAGACGAGCGCCTGCCAGTCATAGTCGGCTGGGACGATGCGTGCTGCGGAGGGGTCGTCTGCGAAGGGGTCGTTGGCGATCTCGTCAGCCATCTTGAGGAACAGCAGGTACGAGAGCTGTTCGACGTACTCGATCGTGGACAGCCCGTTGTCACGCAGGACGTTGCAATAGTTCCAAAGCTTGGCTACCAGTGCGGCGGTCTGCGGCGAAGCGGCGGTGGTCATACGTCGGACTCCTGCTGGACGGGGGCGGTGCGAGTGCGCCGCGAGGAACGCCGGCGAGCAGGCTTGGCGGGACTGGCCGCGCGCTCGGCCGCGACGCGGGCGAGCATCACTTGTGCGGGCTCGTCGTTGGGGTCTTGGTGAACGAGTTGGCCGGAGAAGGCCCGAGAGAGGAGAGCACGGCGGAGCGATGTGGATCGCAGGCGGGATCGTGCCACCAGGCTGGATACGTTATCCATTACCGAGAGATCGTCTTCGACGCGCTCAACGATTCGCCGCTGCTCAGCCTTGGGCGGGACAGGGAAGGGGAACTTTTTTATTTTCGACAGGCTAATGGAAGCAAGGTTGACGCTTTGTTTTCCGTTTAGCTCAAACCAGCGACCTGAGCTATTGGCGTACCAAGACAAGAGCTTGGGATCGATCTCGTCAGCGAGTACTCGGGCTCTAAAGACATGGTTCTGATGAATGGCTCCTGGGATCTGCCCTTCCCAGACCCAGCCCCGGCCGAGCTTGTCGCGATCCCCGCCCTCATTCATCAGTACGTCACCGGAATGAAGTGCCAGCGCCTCAGCCTTCTTTGCTGGAACTCTGATCAAAGAGATCTGATTGAGGTCCAGCCGTCCACGTTGAACGTTGGCGACTCGAAGATAGGGGACTTCAGGTAGGGCCGGGTCGCTCTGCTTCTTGCTGTCCTTGGTGACGCCGCCGACGACTTCGGCTACATCCTCTAGACGACGCCAACGCCATCCACGTGGAACGCGAGGCAGGTCACCGTCGATGGTGCCAGCGGGAGCTGGGAAGGTAGCAGCGTCTGCATCCACGTCCACCGTATGTCCGAAGGTCGGATTCGACACCGTGTCGCGCAGCCTTCGCAGACGAATGGAGCATCGCTCGACCAATACCTCAGCCGCGTCGAGGCGGGAGAGGTGGTCTTCGAGGGCGTTGACGATCCGCTCCTGTTCCACAAGCGGAGGAATGGGTAGACGAATCGATTTCAGTGAAGCGCCGGAGATGCCCGCCTGTCCGGCTGTCGTCTTTACGTGTGCTCGGACCTGTTGCTGTGTTTCGCTCCATGCCCATGCATAGCAAAGGAACCGGCTATTGGCGACAGAGTTCGAAATGCTGACCCTGATCAACTTATCAGGATAGGCAACCGGGAAGGTCCCGTCCGGAACGCGTGCACAAGCACCGACCAAGGCGGGGTTGCCGTTGTAGCGCGTGAAGAGTAGGTCTCCAGGATGCGCAAGGCCGTCCTTCGCCTGAACCTCGGCAATCGACATGCCGGTGTAGCGGAGGTCTTCTGTACTGAGCGCCATCGGACGAACGGCGCTGATCCGCAAGATCGGAATCCCGTTCGGTTCTGTTCCGGGGCGCGAGACGTAGATCCCATTCTTGACGGAAGTTGCCAACTCCCCCAGAGTGGCCCACGCCCAGCCTTGCGGCAGGGTCTTCAAATCGCTTTTTTCGCTCACGCCAGTTCCTGGTTCAGTTCCGTCAAGAGTTTCCGTGCCGCTCCTGCATCTCCTCCGAAAGAGGCGATGAAGCCGCGGCTGCCGCCGCGCTCGGTGAAGGGCTCGTGCCGGAGCGCCTCGACCTCCACACCGACGTCGCTGGCCACCCGGTCACAGATCCGCTCCAGCCACCACAGCTGCTCCTCGCTGAACTGTGCCCCGGCCTGCTGCTGGCCCAACAGCCACCCAGCGAAGCGTTCCTCGACCGAGGTGCGGTAGGGCCGCAGCTCAGTCTCCGCGCCGAGCTCGTACCTGATGAGCGAGATCAGGTCCGGGATGCCGGCGATAGTGCCGTGCTGGGAGACAGCACGTCCCAGGTCCTCGTACGCCTGCCAAAGTATCTGCGGGGTCCAGTCGTACTGAGGGCGCTTGATGTACGCGGCGAGTTCCCGAAGAGCTGCATAGGCGGCATCTGGGGCCACGCGCTTCTGCCCGAGCGCGATTTCGATCGCTGTCAGCTCATTACGCTGGCTGTCCAAGAGGGTGTGCCAGTCGGTGACGTACTTCTGTGCTCGTTCCTCACGGGGAACTTCACGGAGGGTTGTGATGGTGGCGACGGTCACCTCGTCTATCGTCAGGTCTTCTTGGCGCCGCAATCCCATGATGACCCTGCGGAGCTCGGCGCTGGCCAGCGGCGCGACCGCCGCGCGGATCAGCCCGCGCGCCGCCGCCGGCCCCTGATCCTGCGTGACCTCCTCCTGGCGGTCGGGATCGCAGGCATCGGTCAGCCACCGGGTGATGGTCACCAGAGTGACGCCGCCCGCAGCGTGGGCGAGCGTCTCGTGCTGGTCGTTCGTCAGCTGCTTGCTCAGCCGGCCGAGCCGCCGCGCCAACACGTCTGTCTCCTCGGCGGTGATCGCCCCAGACCCCGCCCTGTCGAGCAGCTTATGCAGCGACATCCCCGGAGCAGTGGGAAGCGGCTTCGCCTCCACCAGCTGTGACCGAGTCACCCCTGCCGCGTCGATGAGCAGGAACCGGTCCTTCGCCACGGGCGGGACCGACTCGTCCGAGCCCGGTGTGACCTCGCGCAGCTCGGTCGGATCGATCGACCGCGCTCCTCGCCCCTTCATCTGCTCGAACAGCACTGCGCTCTTGACCGACCGCAGGAAGATGACGCACTCGAGCGCACGCACATCGGTTCCCGTGGCGATCATGTCCACGGTGACAGCGATGCGCAGTCGTGGCGAGTTGCGCAGGTCGTTGATCAGTTCGTCCGGGTTCTGGCCGTTCTCCCTGCTCTTGTAGGTGATCTTCGCGGCGAAGTCATCGCCGCGCCCGAAGACCTCCTTCGCCTGCTTGAGCACCTCCTCCGCGTGCGCCTCGCTGACTGCGAAGATCAGCGTCTTGGGGATCTCCTTGCGGCCGGGGAACCAGCGTTGCCAGTTGTCCCGGTAGCTCTGCAGGACCGTGCGGATATCGTCCTCGGCGATGACCGTGCGGCCGAGCTGCTGACCTGAGTAGGCGAAGTCGTCCTCGAGTTCCTCCAGTCGCCGCCGCCGCGACGCCCGTTCGAGAATGGGAACCGTGGTCCCCGCCTCGATTGTGGAGCCCTCCTCGTGAACGTCCGTCAGCAGCTCCACCACGTCGAAGTCGACGTTGACGCCGTCGGCGACTGCCTTGGCGAAGGAGTAGCTGGAGACCAGGTTCTGGTCGAAGAAACCCTTGGTCTGCGGCGTGGGCGTGGCCGTGAGCCCGACCAGGTGAGCGTCGAAGTACTCCAGCACGCCCCGCCACAGCCCGTAGATCGAGCGGTGACACTCGTCGACCACGATCAGGTCGAACGACTCGATCGGTACGGCCGGGTTGTAGGCGACCTCGATCGGCCGCTCACTCAAGGCGTCGCTAACCTCGTCCTCGCGGTCGTCCGCTGCGTCGTCGTCGACCAGCGGCTGACCGCGCAGCAGCGAGTGCATCTTCTGGATGGTGCAGATGACCACTGAAGAGGTCTCCTGCAGGCCTGCCGCGCCCAGCCGGTCCACCCCGTACAACTCGGAGAACTTCCGGCCGTCATCCGGGGTGGTGTAGTTACGGAACTCGGCCAGTGCCTGCTTGGCGAGGTTGTTCCGGTCCACGAGGAACAGCACCCGCTTGGCCTTCGAGTACTTCAGCAGCCGGTACGTCTCCGTCACCGCAGTGAACGTCTTGCCGGCACCGGTGGCCATCTGGATGAGTGATCGCGGGCGGTCCGCAGCGAGTGAGCTTTCGAGACCGGTGATCGCCTCGATCTGGGCCAGCCGGAGGCCACCAGTCTCCAGCTCAGGCATGGAGCGGAACCCGGCCCTCAGGGTCGGTGCCTGCGGCTGTTCGTCCGCGCGACGCATCCACGCGGCGATCGTCTGGGGCCGATGGAAGCTGAAGACCTGACGAGACCGGGCGTCTGGATCGATCCGGTTGATGAAATAGGTCTCCGCGCCGGTCGTCGCGTAGCGGAACGCGAACGGCTCGCTTTCACGCCAAACCGCAAGCCGGAACTCCTTGAGGACGCCGCGCGCGTAGCGATCGTTCTGGGCCAGGGCCCGGCTCAGAACCTCGCCCTCTCGCTTGGCCTCGACTACACCGACGATCGAGCCGTCGACGTACAGGACGTAGTCGGCGCGTCCGGTGGCCACGGTGAACTCACGGACGGCCACGCCGCGGCCCGCAGTCGGATTGAGGTCTTCTCGATCTTGGATCAGCCACCCTGCTTCGATGAGCATCTGGTCGATGACCTCACGGGCCTGGACCTCACTCAGGGGCTTGGGGCGCTGCGCCCGCTCCACGATCGCCTCGCGCGCCGCGCGCGCAACCGGCGCCGGCTGCCTCCGAGCCTGCTCATAGTCCTGCTGCTGAGCCTTGCGCAGCGCGGCGATCTCGGTTTCCAGTTGCTCGATCCGCGAGGCCAGTTCGACACGGCCTGTCCCCGCACTCTCGACCAGCTTCGCGGCCTCATCCTGCGCGCGCCGTTCGGCCTCGGCCTGTTGCTGTCGGGTCTCCGCCAGCTTCGTCCGGGACAGCGCGAGGGCCTGCCGGTAGCTCTCCAGCTCCGCGTGGACCTTCGCGATCTCCGCCGGGTTTGTGACGCCTTGCTCGGCCGTGGGAGGAGCCGGCGGGACGAAGGCGGTGACTGTCCGCTTGCCGGAGATTGCGAGGTGGAACCAGTTGCCCAGTTCGTGAGCGGTCTCGACGGCCTTCAGCGCACGGACCGAGTCGAACACGTGCTGGTGCGCCGCGCGATTCCTGCCCCTGCGCAGCTCGTCGAACGCGTTGCGTACCTGCGGAGTCAGGGCGCCGATGTGGGTGAGAGCGTTCAGCCGATCGGTCTGCTGGTCTCCCTCGACTCTCAGACCCACCCTCGTGACGAGTTCCTTGGCCAGCACCTCACCGAACTGGCCGGCCTGGACCAGGGCGGCGTTGGGGTTGCTGAAGACCGTAGCCTCCGCCAAGGCGCCATAGAGGGCGAGCAGAGGCTGGTACTGGAAGAGCACACCGAAGTTCGGGGACCGCCTGGCAAGATCCCGAAGCCGCTCGTCCATATGCTCCGTCCGTCCCCCGCACGCGAGCGTGCCCATCCGCTGATCCAGGTGCAGCGAACCAGACTACGCAAAAAGAGTGCCGCCCGTGCACCATCGAAAGACTGGTGGTCCCAGAGGAGCGCCCCTCCCCGCCAGCCCTCAGGCCGAAATCGATCACATGCGCTGCCCGGTTGGGAGTCACGCTAGGACGCGCCGTACCGCACCTGCGCCGAACTCGGCCACGTAGAGATCACCGGACTCCGCGACCGCGAGCTGACTCGGGTTCCTGAGTCCGGCAGCCAGTTTTCTGACTCTGCCGTTCTCGAGGCGGAGCAGCTTGCCTGTCTCGAAGTCGCTGAGCATGATCCCTTCGCTGGTCCCGACCACCCCGCCCAAGCCGACCAGGGCCTGGCCTTCCAGCAGGTCGACAGGTGCGGTATCCGGCGCCTCCAGTGAGAAGCTCCACAGCCGGTTCCGGCGTTGCTGGGGCGGATCTCCTGCGTCGGGAGAGCACAGCACGTAGAGCGACTTGCCCGAGCGAGACATGGCGATGGGCTGGCCCTGTACCGAGCCGAGCGGCGTGGATGTACCATCCATGCTCACCCGTTGAAGCGCGCCCGTGTACATGGCCACGATCAGGTCCTCGTCGTCCCATGCGAAGGCCATCGGGGTGCCGGCGGGCCCTCCCAAGAACCTGATCAGCTTGCTGCTGCGGTAGTCGCTGCCGTGGTGGAGTACCAGAACCCCTGGGTGATCAACGAGCCGGACGGCGAGTTCTCCGTCGCTGCGGGTGGCCATGGAATCTGTGCCAAGGTTCCGTAGAAGGCGGGAGGGCACCATGGCGACCAGGCGATAGACGCCATCCGTTCCGACCCGCCACAGTTCCTGGCCTCGCGTGCTCACCACCAGCCCCTTGGGAGTCCAGGCGACGCCGGCCACCGGAGGCAGACTGGAAAGGTAGGTGGTGACGGTGCCGCTCGGGTGGGCCGCGATTTCCAGACTCGCCTCGGCGGTGCAACCGCCGTGTAGGCAGCGGAGCACGCTGCTACCGGGCTCCTTGGCGAAAACCGCACCGCCTCGGAAGGTTGCGACCTTTTCGTTGCTGGACTCGACCTGGGGATCATCGACCGGCGCGGTCCAGGTCGCAGTGCCGTCGGTGAAGTGCCCCATCACGCGTAGAGGAGTCTTGCTCTGGCCGCGCAGCAAGAGGTGCGACGGCTCGATGCTGATCTTCATGAGGCGCTCGGGATGGGCCGGGGCAACCGGCTGGCCATCGAAGACACCGCTGTCGTCCCATATCTTGCGCAGCGGGTCACCCGGTCCGTTGCGTACCCAGGCTGCTCCTACGCCGGGGTCGGAGACAGCCCAATGCCAGGCGACGTAGTGGCCAACCTGGTAGGTCTCCCGCGTTGCCACGATGCGCTCGCCTGGTACCCCCGCTTCGAGTGTCGCAAGCCGCAGACCTGCCAGATCAAGTTGACGCTGCCCGGCCGCATCCGCGAATAGCGGAATGTTCACCTCCACCACCCGATACCAGTTCGTCTGGCCTGGGGCCATGGTGATCCACACCACCTGCGCCGGTCCTTGGCGAGTTCCATCCACCAGGTGAATGCGATGCTCCCCAGCAGGCACACCGTCCACGTCGACGGTCAGGGTGCCGGCCTGGTAACTGATCTTCTCAAGCTTGTGCTTCTCATCCAGCCACACCTCCACCTGGCTGCTCGCCCGCTCGACCCACAAGGTGAGCGCGGTCCCTTGATCGTGGCGGTAGCCGCGGACGGCCGGTGCTCGATCGACATCTCGGTCCAGCAAGTCCAGCAAGGAGCTGGCGTGCGCCAGGAGCCGCAGACACTCGCGGCGTGACCGGCAGGGGAGCAACGGGCGATCCTTGTGCGAACGGTCGCCTTTAAACAGGCCGATCGCCCCGGAGAAAAGTTCGACGAGTCGGTCGGCATCCCGCGCCCGGTCTGAGATACGGATCGGGTCCTTCATCTCCCGGAACGCGGCGGTGATGAGCTCGTTGCCGATAGCAGGGCTGCCGACGCGTTGCTGCACCTCGTGTTCGAGCCTCCGGAACGCGGCGAAGATGGCGTCGTCAAACCGGTCCGCCTTCACTAGGTCAGCGCACGATTCGACGACCTCCGGACGCAGAAGGGTCAGATGGACGGCCAACTCCCCATCTCCGGTGCCCGGCAACGCATGCTCATCGGCTCCTGCCGGGGAGGCGGCGCTTGGCGCCAGCAGTTGGGGCAGTTGTCTCACGCTGACGCTGTCCTTGTCCACGAAGTCGAGTAGCGCCTCAACTCCGTGGATTCTGCGATACGGCCGAGTCCCTCGTCTGTCCACACTCAACTGCCACTGCCAAGGATTGGCTGGCTGCCTGTTGCTCCCCCTCCATAGCTGTGGGAGTTGGTCCGCCAGCACGAACAGGCGTCCCATCAGCTCTCGTGCTTGGGTGACCCGGCCATCCGGGGGAACAGAGTCTCCACCAGGGGAGTTCAGCGGCAATGCCAGATGTGCGGCGAAGTCCAAGCTGGAGGCTACGAGTTCCTTCTCAGGATCAGCGGACCCCTTCTGCTCCAGCTCCACAGTCCACTTGACGAACTCGCTCAAGCGAGCGAGATCGTCCATGCCGCCCTCGCATGCTGCCACTCCTCGGAGGGTGAGCCGCACTTCATCGTTGTCCGAGTATCCGTGGGCATGCCACGGCCTGGCGATGTAGCGAGAGCTGACCGCGACCAATGCTGCCTGGGCGTCCTCGATGCCGAGTTCACGGTCTGCCTTGAGGTCGACAGCCGTAAACGTGGGCCAGGAGCCTCGCTGGCTCATCAACTCGTAGACATTTTGAAGCAGAAGGTGGTCCTGAGAATCCAACGCGTCATCACTCACGAGCATGATTCTCGTGCGTGGACCGGTGTGGGCGCACGAAGATCGTGGCGAAGGTCACGGATGCCGGGAGGTGGCTACGGCGAGCGGTGGAGGTCGCGTACGCCGCTGGACGTCGTCCTCGTCGAGAGCACCTGGTCGCAGAGATCGACTGACGGGAAACGGCCCGATAAGAAAACGGCCCGGCTCGGCTCGTCGTTAGACTGATCACTGGCGCGGGGGCGCTGGAGACCTGTGGATGGTTCACGCATGACGCGCCCTTCGCTCCCCAACCCGCTCGGACCCGTCGGGCACCGCCGTGACGGGCGGCCGATCTATCCGATCCTCGGTGCCTCGCCCGACGACGACTCCAACAAGGACGGCGAGGGCGGAGGAGCCCCGAGCAGCAGCGTCACTCAAGAGGACCTGTCGCGGCTGCTGGCTCGAGAGAAGACCCAGGGCGGCCGCGCCGCCGTGAAGAAGCTGCTCGGTGACCTCGGTTTCGACAGCTCCGAGGCACTGACCGAGTTCATCACCACGAAGCGCGACGCCGAGCAGGCCGCTCTGACCGAGGTGGAACGCCGTGAGCAGGCCGCTGAGGAGAAGCTGAGGTCAGCTGAGACGCGCGAGGCGCAGGCTTTGGCCAAGGAACGCGCGGCCATCCGGCGTGCTGCTCTCGGAGGTCTCGGCGCGACGGGGGACGACCTTGATGACGCGGTCCTCTTGATCGACCGCGCTCTGCACGATCAGCCTGACGCCGACGAGGCGGCTGTTGCCGCTGCCGCTGAGCACCTCAAGGAGCGTCGCCCCGAGTTGTTTGGCCCTGCCCGGGAGACCGTGCCGCCTGCTCCGGGCGGATCTCCCGCCGGCGGACCGCCGAAGCGTGGAGCCATTCCACCTCGGCGCGGAGCGGCGGGGCTCGAAATGGCCCGGCGGCGAGGGCTCATCAGCGACTGACCACGTCAACGAGACATGGCTGTGGGACCACGCCCCTTCCAACCGTGGACGCCTTTCCGGAACTCGGTCGGGCTGATCAGGGACCACGCCCTGGCGCGGCTCGGCCGTCGGCATCTCGTGGACACCGCCCCTTGCGACTTGCGCTGGGTGCGGGAGGAATCTGATCCGCACCCAGGAGGGAGACATCGTGAGCGACTACCAGGTCCTCACCACTGCCACGACGGTCACCGACGACCGGACATGGCTCGCTTCACTGGACGGCGTCCACGAAGCTCAGACGATCACCGTCGACACCAGCAAGCTGACGGCAGGCACCCACTACACGGCGGGCTCGCAGATTCAGCCGCGCCACATCATCAAGTCCGGCATCCCACTAGGGCGGATCACCGCATCCGGCCTGTACGCGCCCTACAACGCCGCGGCCAGTGACGGCACTCAGATCCTCGCCGGATTCCTCGTTGCCGAGACCGCGTTCACCCCCGGCTCTGCGAAGACCGCGGGCGCGCTGCTGTGGCGCGGCGAGGTGCAGGCGTCGAAGCTGCCTGTCACGTTCGCGCCCCCCGCCGCCGCGAATACGACCGCATTCATCCACTACCGGTAAGGAGGCAGGCCCATGGCACTTGAGAAGCTTCTTGAGGCGATCGTTCCCGAAGACATCCAGGCGTTCGTCCGAGCCATCACCACCCCGGAGGACTACCTCCTCACCCGCGAGGTGTTCGCCGAACGCAACATCGACAACGTCAAGTTCCGTACCAAAAGCAGCAAGCGGCGCGTCAACGCGGCGAAGTTCCGAGCGTGGGAAGCCGCGCCGACACTCGCCAGGCGACGTGCCGAGCAGGTCATCAACGAAGGCATGCTGCCCTGGGTCGGCCAGGAACTGCCCTTCTCCGAACTCCAGATCATCCTGTCCGCCGTCGACCGCGGCCAGGACACCAGCGAGTTCCTCGACCTGCTCTACGACGACCTCGAACAGCACGTGGAGGCCACGAAGGCCGCCATGGAGATCGCCGCCGGACAGATGCTGTCCACCGGTGTGGTGTCCCTGCCCGGCGTCGCCCTCGACGTCGACTGGAAGGTGCCGGCCGCCAACCGGCCGATGGCGGCGGTGCCGTGGTCTCAGTCGGATGCGGCCACCCCGATCACCGACGAGCTGGCGTGGATCCAGTACCTCAAGAGCATCGGCGCCCCGCGCCCCGAGCGAGTGATCAGCTCGGAGAAGGCGCTGTCGCTGCTCGGGTCCACGGCGGAGTACCGGGCCGCATTCCACAACTCGCCGTCCACCGAGCAGATCCCCACCGGGATGCTCGCTCCGGAGGAGGTCAGCCGGGTACGCGCCAAGTACAACCTGCCGCCCGTGACCACCTACGACGTGCAGGCGTACGACAGCAGCGACACCCTGGTGCGCACGACCCCGGAATCGCTGTGGGCGATGATCCCGCCCCGCCGCGAACAGTGGGGCGAGACCCAGTACGGTCTGACCGCCGAGGCGATCGAGCTGCGCGGCAAGGGAGTCATCACCGCCGAGGAGGCCCCCGGCATCGTGATCACCACCCACGTGCAGACACGTACCCCCGTCCAGCTGTCCACGATCTCCGCCGCTGCTGCGATGCCCGTGCTGTACGTGCCGGACATCCACATCGCCGCGACGGTCTTCTAACGGGAGCTGATCATGGCGAAGTTAGCGCGCACGGTATTCCTGCGAGACCCCGAGCAGGGCCCGATCCGACTGGAAGCGGGGGAGGAGGTTCCCGAGCGGCTCGCCCCGCTCATCCCGAACCCGGCTGCGTGGTCAGGGGAGGCCCCTTCTCCGGATGAGGCCACCCCGAACCCGATCGGCACGGACGGTGGGGCCGGAGAGACGCCAACCGTGGCGGATCCTGCTTCGGAGCCGGAGCCGGCCAAGACTCCGAGGCGACGCGCCGCGAAGACGGCTGGCACAGGTGCGTAGATAGCGGCACATCACCAGTGAGGCTCGGCACCGCCACGGCGCCGAGCCTCACCTCGTACGACAGGAGTAGCTCGTGAACGTCGCTGTACGAGCCTGGTTGCTGGCTCAGCTCGGCCCCACCACTGACACCTCCGACCTCGACGCACGTTACGCGCGGCTGACCTCCGCTCGCGCTGTCGCGAACGAGGTCTTGGCCGAGCGGCGCGCGAAGCTGCTCGCCGACCCGCTCCGCATGACCGTGGACGGCGTGGTCACCATCGACCAGAGCAACAACCTCGCAGGGCTCGAACGCCAAATCACGGCGCTCGTGGACATGGCCGCGCCGGACGAACTGGCCGGCGGAGAGGAAACCACTGACCTCATGACCGCGCCGCTGCTGCGCGCGCGCCGGGGCCGGTAGCCCGGCATGCCGTACGAGTGGTCACCGCTGGCGCCCGGAGACCCAGACGAGATCGCACGCCGTGTCGCGGCCGTCCTTGAGGAAGCCTGGCAGCGACTCGCCGACAAACAACACGCCGTCCTCACTCAGTTCGCCGACAACCCCAGGACGCCGCACACCGTGGCGACGTTGGAAGAGTTCAAGCAAGCGATCCGGGCTTTCCGCCAGCGCGTAGACCAGGAGGCCCGGCAGTTCGCCCAACGGCAGCTACCCCACCTCTACGCCGCTGGCGCTCAATCCGCCGCTGAAGCCCTCGATGTGAGCTTCACCTGGACCACGTTCCACCGCGACGCTCTACAGTCGCTTGCGGGCGACTCCTACGCTGATTTCCAGCGTCGCTCCCAGGAAGCCGAGCGAATGGCCTACCAGTTCTATCGGGCGGTGCGAGAGGCGGCCCGTCGAGAGGTCCCGCTGCTCGCAGCGGGCAACATGACCGCGAAGCAGGCCGCGAAGAATCTGGCGGCCCGGCTCGCCGCCGAGCACAACTTGACCCAAGTCGTCTACCGCAACGGTGCTCGCGTCCCGGTCCGCGCCTGGGCCGAGGCTGCCACCCTCGCCAAGTCGGCCGTCGCATACAACGCTGGCACCCTCAACCGGACCCGTCAGGCGGGCTTCACGATGGTCGAGGTCTTCGATGGCCTCGACTGCGGCTGGACCACTCATCAGGACAGCGACAAGGCCAACCGCACAGTGCGGACCGTCGAGGATGCTGCGGAGTGGCCGATCTCCCATCCGCGCTGTCGGCGGGGGTTTGGCCCACGGCCGGATCTGACGGCGATCTGA